CTTTCACCCTTGTCAGGTGTATTCCCTATATCAACTATTTCTTCTCTAAGTTTTAGTTGATCTCTAACATACCCCCTAAATGTATCTTTAAAAATACTCATCTATTGTTATTATTAAAACCTGTGAATGTATCCACATATCCTATAGGATCAGAAGGGATTCTAATTTGCTCACCTAAAGCAACATGATAGCAATCTTTTCGTAATTTATTTGGGTTAGCAGCTAATATTACCCACCAAAATTGTGTATCACCATAAAATTCAAAGCTTAAATTATCTAATCTATCTCCATCTTGAGTTATAATAAAAATATCATCTTGGTTAGGGGTAATTTCTGGTAGAATAGTATTAATGTAATATCTTTTTCTATCCCCACTTAATAGTTGTTTTATGTCGTTAAATCGTCTCATCCTTAGACTCTCCTTAAAAGTGTTAATTGTTCTGGGGTTAAAGATGCCAATGCTGTCTCTGCTTCTGATTGTGCTTCTTCTTCTGTTTGTGCTTGATTAGCTACAAAATTTGAAATTTGTTGGGGGGCATTTGCTGCGTCTATTGCTACCCCATTTGTAAATTGATCTGCGCTCTCATCAATAGATTGTTTATGGTATTTTTGTCCTTCGTTAACCCCAATGTCTGGTAATATAAATGGTGTTGTTGGGCTATTAGATGGTGCAAAGTTGTGTATTGGTTGGAATTCACAAGAAACATCTAAAATATGAGGATACTCATTTAAATCCTTATCTTCTCCTAGATTATCATGTCTAATTTCCCAAGGATAAGCTGTGTTCCATCCTAAATTTACTGAAGTAAAAAAGCCAGGAATTTCATTCATCCAATCACCAATAGTTAAACGAGAAAATACTCCTCGCATTCTTCTATTTTTATATTCAGGTGCCGTTTGGGCAACTAAGTAATTTAATTTTCTCCATAGGGGTTTTTGTTCCCATCTAGTTTGTGCATGGATTTTAAATCCAAAAGATATTGAGCGATCAAATCCCCCATATGTGTAGAACTTTTCAGCTCTACCATTATATTTATAAGAATTCCATTCTCCTGAAAAATTATCTGTTACATTATCTAGAAGGGCTCTAAATAGAATTATATTATCATTGGTAGGATTTTCTGTGTCTACAACAGCTATTCTAAATTTTATGTAGTCTTTAAATTCTCCTTCAAAACTCTTAAGGTCTTGTCTTTTAAAAATATTAGCAGCGGAAATCTTATCTACGGTTCTTGAATTATAAGCTCCATATCCTTCCCCGTTATCCATTTTAATTCCTGGATCACCTATGTTATATAAGCCAATTCTAGTTTTTGAATTAGGTATTGGTTTAGCCTTTTGAAAAGCTAGCTTTTCAGTCGGAGTACTATCAACTGATCTATAATCCTTATGAATACTACTTGGGTCTAAATGAGCCTGCCTTAAGGAAAATAAATCCTGATTAAATAAAGGTAAATATCCTCTATAGGGATCTGCTTGATATCTTTTTATTTCAGTATTTCCAATACCAAAAGTTGAATGGGCACCCCCCTTATATGATTTAATTAAATCTTCTCTTCCTTCAAATCCACCATTATTTACATAAAAATATGCACCTCTAAGTGTATGGTCAGAAGTATCATCTATGTCTAATTTAGATAGCTCTAACATACTAGATTCGTATTTAGGACCTCCTCGAGTAGGATCATAGTTAAATCCTGATTCTGTTTTTATATCTATTAAACCATCTTTTCTAAATCTAATACCTGCAGCTCCTGTCCCTGCTGTTAAAAGGGTACTTACCGGTAGTGTTTGTCTATTTCGGGGTGATGATAAACTTTCTGGGTTAGTTCTAGATAGGGCAAATTGTGCTGCTGACCAAGCTAGGCCGTTTGGGCTAATTAATACTTTTCCTAATCTTTTTAGGTCATCAATAACAGCATTACCTAATGCTATAGCTCCTCCTCTTACAAAGTTGTCAGTTACTTGGCCTATTAAACCTAATGCCCCGTTAGTTTCTTGATCTACCTTAGGAAGATCTTTAAGTACTAATGGTGGGTTATCTCCATAACCTAATGACCTTTGGTCAAAAGGAGATCCATCAGGGTTTTGTCCTGAATTTTCGGCAAATCTTAAAATGTTTTGTAAGGATATTGCCATAAAATCTTAACCTGGGAGGTTGTCTGTATATAAATCTGGAGTTACTCCATCGTTATCTAATCCTGAGGGGTTTGAAATACCACCATAAATTCCTTGATATGCTGGGCCCACTAATGATCTACCTGCTTGGTCAACTAAGGGACCCCCATGTAGTTGTGATCCTGCTGGAACATTAAAGGGGGATAAACCTCTTTCTATATCAGGTCCTGTAATTGAAAATGCTGGGCCTGTTTGAGATTCCATTTCTCCTACGGGAGCGGTTTCTCCTTGAACTAAGTCGTGAATTGATGTTAAATTTTTTAATGACATGATTGTGTTGTTTTGTTATAAATATTAAGCAAATGTAGGGGTCGCCTGAAGTGCTTGGGTTCCTCCTAATCCTTTTTTCCCTCTACTACTAGATGCAGCAAATGCATCCCAACTATTTTGAACTACTATGGGTTGTGATGAAGCTTTAGCACTACTAGGTCCAACTTGGACGTTATCACCTGGTGTTGTTTCAGCCATACCACCATAATTATCTGTGATTGTGAATGGGCCTTTGCTTGAGGGTGCGAATCCATCTTTTACTTTAGATTTATTAGATGAAATCATACCAATCATTGCTGCAGTTGCAACACCCGCCATAGCAAGACCTATACCAAATGGTATTTGTGCTAGTGATGACCATATAGATAATACTGCTTTTGTCATCATTGGGACTAACCCTCCAGCTGCTTTGATCGCAAATAACGCTGCTCCTGTTGCTAATGCAGCCATGACTCCTACTAATGGAATTAAAAGACCGGACATCCCCGCAATAGTTTCAAATATTTTACCCATAAATTCAACAACAGGTAATAATGCTGAGGCTACATCACCTATTGTAGTTTGGAATTTTTCCATAGCTAAATTTCGTCTTTCTTCGGCATCGAGTTGTTCTAATTTGTCTGCTAATTCACCTTTACCTTGGGCTCTAAGTTGTTTAGCATTCATACCCATAGTTTCCTGTTTAAATAACATATCTGCCATACCATCCGCACTCATTCCCATAGCTTTAGCTAATGCTTCCTGTTGGAGAACATTCATGTTTGAAAACTCGGCGTGTGTTCCTACATTTTTGGATAATTCCTCAGCTAAAGCAACTTGATCACCTGCTAAAGCTGCTGCTCTTGCTTTTTCTAAGTTTAACTGTTTACCTGTTAAAAGTTCTGCTTCTAATTCGGCTTCAATACTACTTTCAAAGTTTAACATAGTTTTACCAGCGGCAGCTATATCGTTTAATTCAGCTCCTAATAATTTAGCAGCGGTTACGGCTTTTGCTATTAATTCGGGACTTGCCCCTAAATTTGCTCTTACTTGACCAGTAACTTTACCTGTTGCCTCTAATACCCCTTTCATATCAAGTTGGATACCTACTCCTCTCTGCATCTCATAAGATGCTGCTAATACATTTTCTTCTACCTCTCTAAAACTTTGGCCTGAGTTTTGAGCTTGGAAAGCTAAATTACCAGCAGCTTCAGCTGAAATTCCTACAATTTCTGTAAGTTTAGAAAAAGTAGTAAGCATATTACCTGCAAATACAACACCAGTTCCTAATTGGGTATTAAGTTCTGCATTTGCTTTACCTATTCTTACTGAGTTAACTCTTATATCTTCTGATTGCATAGCAATTGCTGCGAAATTTTGCTTTACACCTATTGCTTCTGTTTTTGATAGATTAAGATTTTTGGCCATTTCCGTAGTCTCTTTATCAACAGCCATTAATTGGGTTAAGAAAACATCCAATGAAGCATTCATAGCATTAAGAAGTTTAACGTTGATGGATGCTAATTTTATCTCACTTTTCTGTAGTCCTATCTTTTTAAGATGGGATGCCGCTGACGCATGGTGGCTTTCATTTTCAAGTCCTATCTTAGCCATAAGGTCTTTATTAAGGCCTTTACCTGTTTTTAATCCAGCTAATAATGTTTTTTGTTCAGATGCCTTTAGTCCTTCTATGTTTTTGAGGATTTTCTTTTTGTATTCCTCATTATTACTAGATTTTTTGCCTAAATCATTACTTTCAGACATATTATTAGCTACACCCTGGGTAAGTTTAAGGGTTTTTTCTAAATTAGCATTTAATTCATTAATAAGATTTCCTACTTCAGCAAAGGTATTTTTTATATCTCCACCTGTCTTATTAATATCATCAAGTTTTTTCTTAGCCATAGGGTATTATTATTATCTGGTATAAATATAAAATAATTAAATTTTATTTCATCCTAGGTACAGCAGGCATCTTTTGCATATTTTGTTTAGAAGTATCCATAGCTTTTTGCTCTTCTTTATTACGTTCTTCATGAAGATCATTTATTTTTTTAATATGATAACGCCTAATATGGATGGGCATAACATATACTTCAGAGTATATGAACCCCCCATTCCCATAATACACTAAATCGTGTATTTCTTGGTAAACTTGGAATTTATAATTCGGAGTCAGGCCAAAAAAACGTGATCCCAATTGGAACCCTGACCTCCTTTTCTCCAGCTTCTGTTTCAAGATTAAATAATAAATCTACATCAGGCTGGATTGCTTTAATGTATTGTCTTAATGCTCTAGCATCGCGTGCTAATAATTGGGTATCTACAAACTCACGTATGGTTTTACTTTCAGACTCACCATCAACTGATAATATCATATGTTTTAACCGAGTGCTATATTCAGGGGATTCTCCTTTTTTAATTCTTTTAATCCCTTTAACTTCATTATCTATCTTTTTTTCATCACCATGAGTAAGGAGTTTAAATGTAATAGTTTTTTTAGTTGTAGGAAGTGTAAATTCAAATCCATTTTGCCCTTTAGTTAAAAGATCTTTTTCATCTAATATTTTATCTTCTACTTCAGTAAGATCAACAGTATGTTCCTCATCATCTATTTTAAAAGTATAATTTTTACCATATCCTAAAACACGGGCAGCAATCATAACTGCATTTTTATCACCTACTACTATATCATTGTAATCAATAGAGGTTACGATTAGAGATTTTAATAATTTATCTATTACGGTTCCATTCTTAATGTAGCTTTCATTTGTAAGGATATCTTCTTCCTTAGCAGTCATGTATTTCATTTCTAATACACCTTTTGAAAGGGGATTATCTGGGGGGTAAATTAAACCTTTTGAAGGTAAAGTAACTTCCTCAGTGGGGAATAGTTGTTTATTTTCCATTTTATAACTTTTGTATGTTTGCATATACATATGTAAAAAAAAGAGGTGCTTGCGCACCTCTTCAATTTTTATATGTAAATAATTTTAGTAATTTAGGATTGCATAATCCATAGCAATTGTTAAACTAATTTCCATAGGTGAAGATGATGTCCAATCACCATTTCCGAATTCTGCATTAGTTACATAAGCTCCTTTACAAATCCACTCTTCAACAACATCGCCAACAGGTCCTAGAGTATTAAATCTAACATCTTTTTTATAGAAATCAGAGTAACCATCTCTACCTGTTACTGATTCGTGATGGAGTCGAACCCATTCCATTACTGCTTGTGCTCCTGAGGGTGTTACTGGATCATATAGGGTGCAAGAAATGTTAGACCAATCTGATTTGCCTTTTATTTTTCTTTTAACGTTAATGTGATCAAGAACTACTTCTTCTGCTACGTATTTTGGTTTATCTGCGGATTTTACAAGATATGCTGGAATGCCATCTATGTAAAATATAAATCTGTTTTGTAGCTTAGGTTCGTAAGCGGTAAAAAACATATCTGCTGAGCTAAGTATTGCCATTGTGTTGTTGTTTTGTTATAAATATAGAGTTTTTTAACTTTTAGTCATTAAATGTAGCTCCAGTTGGTTGTATTGTGTAATCTAGAATTATAAATTCAGCTGTTCTTGTTGGTTGAATAAATATTTGGCCTACTAATTGGTTTCTATCTATAGCCTCAGCTGTGTTGTTGCTTTCATCCATTGCTACTCTAAAGGCAAATAATCCTTGTCTTTGTTGAACTGATTCTAAGAATGGATTAACTGCATTTAAGAATCTATTTCTAGTTACTGTTGTATTTTGTTCAAATACTAGGTTTTTAGAAGTATCTCCTATAAAGTTTTTAAGAGAGATAAGTAATCTTCTTACATTAATACGATCTAAAGCACTCTTTTTCTTTTGGAGTGTTTTCTGTCCATATGCTACAGGTCCTACTCTTGGAAAAGTAGCAATTGGATTAACTTTATTATCATATAATTTATCTCTTAAAGCTTGAGTTACTTTAAATTCTGTTCTTACAATTGGTAAGCCTCCTCTATTTAGGCCCGCTGGTGCAAACCATGGAGCTGCTACTTTATCGTTAGCGGCATAAACACCTTGCATTACTGTTGAAGCTGGAGCCCACACATTTCTACTTAATTCAGTAGATGGGACTTTAACCCAAGGCCAATAAGTACCTGCGAAATTAGTATTTAATTCACCAGCTTTTGCAGTTGCATCAGCTACAGTTTTATTATAAGCTACCATATCTGCTATGTAAAAACAATCTCCTCTTACTTCACAAAGTTCAATTGCTGCTGCTACTGCCGAAGAATAGTCTTCTTGATAAATTCCCGGGAGTGTTAAAGTAGCAAATCTATATTCATCTTGATTTTTAAGAATATTTAAAGCTGTTGTGTAATCACTAGATTTTAATCCTTGAGTGTTGCCGTCTGTTATATTTGTTATAGTTTCAAATGTATTTAATGCTTCTTCTGCAGGGATATTAGTACCTGTTGCACTATGGAATGATCCACTTTGTGCTATTGGTAAATTAGCTGAGAATGAATTTCCACTTAAATTTTTTCCTACAGTACCATTATTCAGTAAGTAATCTGGTGTTTGAAGGGCGACACTTGATACTCTTACAAATTTAGATCTATTTGGATAATCGCCATTTATTCTAATTGAAGTTTGACCTTCATCTGTAGAAGATTCTGCGTATTGATCACCAATTACTTTTGAAATATAATTATCTGCCTTAGGATCTAAACTACATCCAACAAATGTTTCAAGTATAATTTTATTAGTTAAATTGTCATCTCCTCTTCTTATTGATACATTAAATGTACCAGCAACCGTATTTAATCCTGTAATTTCATATCTTAAATTATCAAGGGAACCCGATTGTAAAGATCCATCAGAAAATTGTAAACCACCATCAGTAGCTCCTGTAGAATTGTTTAATACAATTCCTTCAGCTAATGTTTTTAGTGTAAATGCTACTTCTCCTGATCCATCAGTACCCCCAGTTAATGTTAATACATCGGTACTAATTGTGCCACCCGATCCTGTTTCTATAGTAATTGAATTACCTGATGTTCCTGCGACTGATGCTGATATACCTAATGTTAAACCATCGTCAAAAAATGATATTCCAGCTCCTAAAGTATTTACGGTGCCTACTTTAGCTGTTAATAATTCTATTGCACTTCCTGAGTCAGATCCTGTTGCTACGAAAAATACTGGTGAATTATCAACAGGAAGAGAACTTGGTGCTGCTGCTATAAATCTAAATTCTGTTGATCCTACAGTTATTTGTACTTCATCTCCCACAGTTGTAAAGAAAGTAGGAGTAAAGCTTAAATTCCCTCCTGCAAATCCAGAGGTTGCTCCTTGATTAGCTACTATATTAGTTGAAGTAGCTTCAGTAAATGAGCCACTTCCTACTCTAGTTACTAACATAGAATTACCTCCATTAGAGAAAAATTTCTGTGCTGCTATTGAAGTAAAAAATTCAAGATTTTCGGAAGCTGACACAAAAGTCGTTCCAAATTTATTTTTATAATCAGCAAATGAACTTACTACTGTAGGTTGTTCTATTGGTCCTCTAACTGTAGGGCCTATAATTGCTGCCCCTACTTCTACTGGAGCCGGGGTTATGAATGATTGGTCGGTTTCTCGTTGAAATACACCTGGTGATACTATTTGTTCAGCCATTATTTTCTAGATTATTTGTGTTATATATAAATATGAACTTTTTCATCAAAACCATGATGAATTAAAGTCAATAATAAATATCTAGAAAATATTCGAACCAGTATAGAAAATTACTTTACTGGAGTAATAGTACCATCTTCAATATTAACTTCTCCTTTTCCATATTTTTCGAAAAGTTGGGTAGAAATAGTTTGTTCTTCCTGAGATAGTTTTTGGATTTCTTCTTTTAAAAGATCTCTTTGTGATTGTAAATTATCCTCAGCTAATCCTAATTGTCCTCTTTGGAAAATTAAATTATTGTTTTTCTTTCTTAAGTCAAGTAGAGATTCTAATTCTTGAGCTTCTAATTTTTTTGATCCTTTAATAGCCATAACTTTTATTATTTTATGTTTGAATATACATATATGTGGATTTTAGAAACCACTAACTAATTTTATTTAGAGTTGTTATATTAGCAATAGCAATTCCATTTATGGAAGTAATACTTGCTTTAGCAATTCCATTAAAGCTTGTTAGATTAGCGGGACCACTAGCTGATGATGCTTCTGTGTATTCTAAAAAAGCTGCTGTTCCATAATTTATACCGTTTTTCTTAGAGACAGTACTT